CACCTGACCATCAGCCTCCAGCCCGTTGGCCGTCTGAAACGCCTTCACCGCCTCCTGGGTGGCCGCACCAAAACAACCGTCTGTCTCCAGGGTATACCCGGCATTTCCCAGCAGCCGCTGCAAATAGCGAACCTCGCTCCCGGTGCTGCCCTTTTTCAAAATTTTGTGGGTCGGCCGGGTATACCCCAGGGCCTTTGCCCAGGTATAGGCATCGGCACGCCCCGTGGCAGACAGTCCCAGCGCCGTCTGGAGCTTTTCAGTGGCCGTCCGGGTGTTTTCCCCAAAGCTGCCGTCCAGTCCCATAGGGTCGTAGCCCCGGCCATACAAAATCCCCTGCCAAATGCGCACGTCGTCGTTGTCATCCGGCACCTGGAGAGCCTGGGTGGCATAATAGGTCTCAGAGCCCCACAGACCATCCTCGGTAAGCCCCGCCTGCATCTGGTCATTTAGATAGCGCTGGTGTGCCGCAATGGCCGCTTTTTGGGTCTTCGTCCCATACACACCGTCTTCCGTGACACCCAGCCATCGCTGGAACGCACCCACACCCCCTGTGTCTGTGGCCGTGGTGCCTGCCTCCACGTTCAAGGTCACATAGCCATAAATATAGGCGCTGGCCAGACTATAGCTGCGCTTCCGGGCCATGTTTCCGGAGTTTCCCTCGTAGGTATAAACCGTAGTCCCATCCACGGCATACACCATACCCGTGTGGCTCCGTGTCGTACCATTGTCAGAAAACACGATCACATCTCCCGCCTGGGGCGTGTAGGCCGTGCCGCTCTTTCCCTTTTTTGTCCGCTGATACTCGCTGTAGTGGCTGGCATCGTGAGACAGCCCTGCGTCAAACAGCTGATTGCAGGCCGTGTATGGCCATAGACCCCACAGCACCTGCTTGGCCGCCGTTTTGTCGCTGCCGCAGGCCTCATACACCGCCGTGGACACCATCATGGCGCACCACGCCCCCGGATTGATGCCGCACAGCTTTCCCATGTAGGTATAGTTAGCGCTGCCCTTGTTGGCCGCAAAATCTGAAATCTCTCGGCTGAGATTTTTCGCACTGGCCTTTTCATAATAGCCACCGTTTCCAATGTAATAGGAAAATGCGTCCAAAATATTCTGAATCATTGCCATCGTCTTACCTCCTGTTATACAAAATCCTGGGTCAATGCCCATAGCTCTATTTGTCCTTGGGACAGGCTCTCTCCGTCATAACGGATCTCCAAGCACTCCCCACATCGTCCCGGCAGCACCAGCCCACCGCACATAAGCACGCCGCCGTCATCTTGCGTTATGTCAACTTCAAACAGCGTCTCTCCGCTGTCTTCCCCTTGGATAGACACCGTTCCATCCCCATCCAAGGGCTCTGCCAGCCGCAGCTCCACCCCCAGCAGAGCGCCCTCCGGCGAGCGATATCCCAGAGTCTTACCCTGGGTGAGCTCCTGGGCCGACACCGTCCCCCAGCGCACCCACCGGGCCGGATGGCTGGCCGGGTCAAAGGTCTGGGCATACCAGGCTCCCAGCTCCCCCATATAGCCGTTATACAAGGTCATGGCATTTTCATACTGGTTGTATTCGCCGTTTGCAAACTGCATCATCGCCCCCAAATAGGCGGTGTAGACTCGCTGCCAGCTGTCCGGCAAAAACAGCCTTCCTCGGCCATCTTGCCCATAGCGATAGGGGTGCCAAAGTCCGGCGGGCTGCAAGCATATCTGTGTCCACACAATGGCCTCCAGATCGCTGACCCAAACGGTTTTCTGGGCGCTGGTATAGGCGTTTGGCATCATGGCATCCAAATTATCCAAAAACTGATCCAATCTCATGGCGTTTCCCCTCCCGGCTGACCCTGGGTCGCCACCGGCTGCATCAAACTATTTTGCTGCTGCAGCCTGCGGTATTCCGAAATAAGATTCTGCCGGGTCTGCGCAGCACCGGGATAGTGCAGCTGCTCCATCTTCGTCCAGAACAGAATTCTCGTCTCCATCTCATTGGGGTCGCCAAAAGCACCGGCGGAGTAATAGCTCTGGGTCTCCTTCCACATGGCCGTCCGATCCGCAGCCAAGGGGCTGGCACTGTCACAAGAGAAGAGAAACCGGTCGTTCCAATACCATTGGCCGTCCTCGTCCTGCTCCAAAAAGTCCCATTTGTTCCACTGCTCATCCACGGGATTTCCCTTGGAGTCCACCCCCACGATGGGGCGTTTTTCATCGGCATAGGCAAGTTCAAACTTAAACAGCGCCTCAAAAAGCTTCGCCCAGCAGGCGTTTTTCATCACACGCTTGGATTGCAGCCGCCCAGCGGACTGATTGGCAGCAAATTCCTTGGCAACGGCGCTGGTAGCCGTGGTGTCCTTCCGTCCCAAATAGGAATCCGTGATGCCCACCACGTCTCGTGCCTCCTGGTAGATGTAGTCCAAATACGCCAGGGGCTGCTCCACATCACATTTCATGTCGTAGACACCCAGGTAATTCTTGTCTGTCACGTTCTTCAGTCGAATCACCTTTGCCACGCCGGTGTCCACTTTAATGGACGGATCCGGAGGAAGCGTGATATAGGTGCCTGCTGCCAACAGCTGATCTATGATGCTCTTCTCCAAACGATTGATGGTGTTCTGCTGGTCTTTCACCTTGTCAATGTCCGACTCTCCCAGGAGTTTTCCGTACACAGACACCGATTTTTGCAGAAAAACCGGGTAGATGTCCGGTTTATAGTACGGCACATAGGTAGGTTCTCCCGTTATGGGATCCACCCCCGGTATGATAGAGCCGTCCGACCGCTCCACCGGCAGCCAAAGCTCCTGAAACTCCTCTATCGTCTTTTCCAATGTTCCGCCGCACAGGGGGCATACAGGAGCTTCTTCCTCCCGTTCTTCCTCATCTTCTTCCTCATTGTCCCATTTTACGGACAGCAAATTCCCAGGCTGCACCCCGCCGCACTGACGGCAGCGGCACAAAATACGGCTCTGACAATCCTCCAGATCCTCCAAAACCGTGTCATTGACCCAGGAAAACAACCCAATGCCGCCCTCCTCGTTTCGATAATAGGCCACATATTGGGTCACCAGCTCATCCGAGGGGGACAGATCGCCGCTTCCTCGTATCTGCGGCTCTTCCTCGGTGCCCTCCGACACATCCACTCCATACCGTCGGCGTATAAAGGCCTTGGTCTGGGGCAGCTTCAAAATAAAGTCGTCCATTTGGTCAATGTCCCCTGTCACCCCTGGCTGCGGAGCCAGCTGCTTGGGATGCACCACGGAAACCACACTCTGGCCCACCGTGTCGTGGGTGCGATAGGAGCTGTCCCATTCCAGCACATACAGACCGCCGCCCTGAATGGGCACCGTTCGCTCCATCTGGTCATTTAAGATCTCCATAGGCAGCCTGTCCAGCTTGTTTCGCAGCATATCCTCAATGAGCACTGCCAAATGCTCATCCTCTCGCCGCAGAGGGGTCACCTTGGGCTGAGGAACGTTGGCATCCACCTGTGCCTCGATCAGTTCTGCCGCAATGTTGCGCACATGGGGTGTTTTCCGAATCACATCCCCATCCACCAGCTGATCAATGTGGTTGCGTCCCCGATAAATGGCTTCTCGCTCGTCCATCTGAGCCCGTTCCTGCTCAAAGGCAGCATCGTAGCGTGTCAGCTTCTCCTGCCAATACTCCAGTCTCTTCCTCTGTTCGTTCATCTTCTCCCTCTCTCCCCGCTAAAGTTTCCACTCCCAAGCGCACGTGGCGCCTGGGAAGTGGAGTTTTTATGCTGTTTTTATCTCACAGGGTGCTGCCGCCGGTGAGACCACCGCCCAAAATAAAGCGCCAATCCACAAAGCCGGCAGACAAACGGGCGTAGCCGTCCCAGATATTCTCGTCATTCGCACCCAGGCGGCTGGTGATCTCGCAATCCACACGATCCAGCCACACAGCGCCATCGCACTGCTCGTTGTAGGAGCTGTCCATCAAAAACCAGGGAGCGGCGTTGGTGCTGCCCAGATAATCGTTCAGATAGGGCCAAACCAAAACCCGCATGGAGCCAAACAGATAGTTAAAATCGTTGTTGGCCGTGCCAGTGGTCTCATAAGAGCCCAAAACAGAGAACACGCTCTTCTTCAAAGAAGCAATGTTGGGAATAATGATCGTATCCGGCTCCAAGCCCAGCGTCTCGCCGTTGTCACCCTTGAAGTTCTGCATGGCGGTCATAGCCGCACCCAGCGCCGTCTCGGAAAATTCATCGGCATACATGTTGGTCTGGTTGCCACCGGACACCTTGGCCGGGTGCGCCTGGGAAAACAGGCACAGGCCATCGGCGCTGGCGCAGTCAAACCCAAAGCCGTTGACCGTCACAGCGGTGGAACCCTGGCTGGCACTGCCCAAAAGATTGGCAAAAAACCGCTCCCGGGTGCGATAGAACGAGTCCGTAAGCTTAGTGGCCCGCTTGGTCATCTCGCCGATTTTGTTGTCATCCCGCATCTCTCGGGAAATGGCGATCTGGCTTTTCCAGACCTGGTTCACCAGGGTCTTGGGATAGCCCTCCTCAAAGCCGTTGGTGGGGTGTGCTCCGTTTTCACCCACCACCTGCCAATCAGAGGCAGCCGTCACGCTGGTAAAGGCCTCGGCCCAGTTCTCACTTTTCACCTGGCGGAAGATTTTGGGGCCGATCTCCTTGGTTTTCCACGCCTCTGCCACATCCTCGATGCAGCTGGCGATGGGTGCCTGATACTTGCCATACAGGGTGTCCAAACGGCCGGAACCCTCTGCGATCACAATATTTGCCATACTAAATTAGACCTCCTTTGTCTCAACAAAACGGCAGCGGCACAGCGAACCGGCGGCCACACCGTCCATAGCAACGATTTGAATGTTTCCGATTTTCTTGGTGGACGCAATGGACAAGCCATCGGCGGCCACATCTGCCAGGTCTCCCGGCTGCATAGAAGCCGCATCCTGGCTCAAGGGAGCCTCAAAAAGCATATCTCCGGTGATGTGCATCGCCGGGATCACCGTGTCCTTCTCGGCCCCCGCCTTGTCGCACAGGGCAATATAGTCCGGCTGGGTGGACAGCTTCAGTCTTCCCTGGCTCATCCGCATGCACAGACCCACTGTCACATCACCGGCCTCCACCGCTCGATATTCACTGGGCATGGGCTGCCCATGGTCGTAGGAATAAGGCAAAAACGCCATAATCATAGTCTCCTTTCCGTCCCCTTTGGGGGATCACTGTCTTTGATATTTTTGATATTTTCGATACTTCCGGCGAATTTCCTCGTCGGAAATGCCTGGCTTGGCCAGACGATATTCGGCGGCGACCTCTGCCGGCACCGACACATATTCGCCGTTTCCCGGCTGACCGGCCAGCGCCGTGAGATGCTGGCGGGAGCCAAGGCTCCGCATGGTCTGCCGTGCCGCCGCATCGGTGGCTCGTTTCACCAGCTTGTCATACCGGGTCAGCTTGTAGGCATCCACCAGATTGACCCCCTTGCGCACCAGCGCATAAAAGCTGTCATAGTCCGGCATAGCCATCAGATCATCCAGACTTTTTATCTCGCTGTCCAGCTGCCCGATCTGCCGCACCTGCTCCTCGGCCACCAGCCGTGCTCGCTCCTGCCGGGTCTTCTCCTGCTCCCCGGCCAGGGTCTTCTGCTGTGCAGCCACGTCCATTTCCATGCGCTGGATGGCTTCGTCACGCTGGGCCTCCGCCTTACGTCGGGCCGCCGCATACCGCCCATCGGCCGGAGTGCGCTGACTCCGCTCCGGACGGTCTTCTCCCGGAGCCGTCCTTTCCGTGTCCTGGGCCGCCGGGGCGGCGAGGCCCGGCTCTTTGTCGCCGTATGTACCCAGGACGGTCGTGTTCTCCTCCATGCTTTCTCCTTTCGTGCGTCCTGTTTATTTGCCGCTTCGCAGGTCCTTACCCCGCACGGCCTTCCCCTTCCGGGTGCCAGAGCCCTTCCGCAGGGCAGGCACCTCCTGTGCCCCCGTGTTTTTCAGATTCTCCTCATAACCACGCTGCTTTTCCATATCCTCACCTCCTTTCCTGTTTTTTCATCGGGGCTTACCCCACAGCCCCTCCAACACACGCCGTCCCTCCTCATCCGCTCTTTCGTAATCCTCCCGCATATCCCGGGTCCACAGAGTGGTCACCCCCGGCTCCGGTTCGTCCAAAACCTCCTGCTGAGTTCGTATATAGTGAGCGATGGCCAGTGCCATAACAAGGTCGTCGTGTTCCCCTGCCATAGCCTCGGGTCGTCGGTCTTGGTTGTATTGAAAGGTTATCATCTCTCCCAAGGTGTCGCCGTCGCAAATGCTCTCCGGGTGTTCCCGAAAAGCCGCCACCAATTGGGCGATCATAACCGGTCTTGTGCGGCTGGTAGTCTCAAAGCCAAAGGCCTCCTTCATCCCGCCGTTGTAGGTGTCCACCAATTCCCTCACATACAGCCGGGGATACCCCAGCAGGGAGAGCATCTTCACCGGATAGGTGGAGTAGTTTGTTTCCACGCCCAATAGGGCATCATTGTAATAGCGTCCCAGGCAATACATCTGCCGGGCATATTGATCCTCGTCGTATTGATGGCGCAAAACCGCCACCTGATTGCCGGTACAGTTGTCCAAAACCTGCCCTACAAACCAGTCGGAGCCAACTCCTGCCGTATCGCCGCCCACCACGTAATGCCGCCTGGGTCGTGGCTTTTCGTAAATGCGAATGATCCCTTCGGGCTGCTCCACCCACCGGATGTTTTGCAGCGACAGCATGTTGTCCCCCATGTCGTATTGAAAGCATCCCCGGCTCACCGGCTGAGGCACCTCCGTGCGCCGCCGGGCGGCCTTGTCGTTGTCAAACACGCTTTGACCGGAGGTCAAAAAGGCCTCATCCGGGCAGGAGGGATATTCCTGCCGAAACATTCGCTCGTCTCCGGCGCAGTTGTTGCGAATACACCACCGCCGCCAGGTAAGCTGCTCCTCGTCCAGGCCATATTCTGCCGCCAGCGCCTGTTCTTCCTCGCTCCACTGCGTGCAGGGTGCAACCTTTTTCCGATACTCCGGATTTTCAAACCAGGGGAAAAACAACGGCACAAAGTCGTTTTCTCCCCGCACCGCCGCCTCCCACATTCGATGAAACTCATCAAATCCGTTGGCCGTGCTCTCCACGATCACCATGGTCTCCGGCTCTGCTGGAACCGCCTGCATAATGCCCACCCAGGTGGCCGTCTTGTCCCCGGCCCAGAAGGCAAACTCCGAGGCGTGAACGTTGTGAATGGTGTCGCTTCGCCCCACGCCGCCTCCCCCGGCGGTGTTGCAGCGGATGCGGCTCATAAGTCCCGGGTCCTTGGCCTTTTTCTCCGGATCCCGCTCGGGATTTTCAAACACCAGCTCCCGGGCGTTGGAGTTTTTGTGCATCGGCCGCAGCTCGTCAGGCATCTGCTCAAAAAACAGCTTGCTCATCTTAAAAAGATTCGCAGTAGAATCCTCTCGGTGGGCGATAATCAGGGAATTTACGTTCTTTTTTGTGGCTGTGCGCTGAAAGACCAGCGCCTCCGCCAACGTGGAAAATCCCAGCTGCCTGGCCTTCAAAATAATCACCCGCATGGGCTTTTTGGCCTTTCGCTGTCCCTCCAGCACCTCATACAGCCGCACCTGCGCCGGATTGAGCTTCAGCGGCACAATGGTGGCGTTCTTGGTGCGAATATACAGGTTCTTCTCGATGAACCGCCGTGGACTTACCGCCATATTTTCTTCCGTCCTCTCCGCCGTGGCTGATACACCGTGCACTCCTTGCCCGGCTTGCATGGCCGTTTCTCATATTCTCGCAAAATGTATTGACACGCACACGCCATCTCGCCCTCCTGTCCCACATTCACCATCCCGCCATACACGCAGCTTCTACACTTATCTCTCATTTCGCACCTCCATGTTGCTTTTTGCGACCGCATATATTTCTATCACAGTAACACAGAAATTGCAAGCTTTTTCTTGCATTTTGCAAAAATTTGTGGTAAAATTTTTTCGCAGGGTGAAAAAAGCCCTGCTCCGCTCACAAAAACTCCGGTTTTGCCGGAGGGAGAGACTATAATAGAAAGGTAATGGTAGAAATGAACCTGGAATTATTGGCCGTTCGCCTGAAAAGCGCACGCAAGCAGCGTCATAAGACCCTGGACGATGTCGCCACCAGCGTGGGCATGAACAAGTCAACGATCCAGCGCTATGAGGCCGGACTCATCCAGTCTCCCAAGCTACCCGTGCTGCGAGAGGTCGCCAGATACCTCAACGTCAGCCTGGAATGGCTCATTGGCGAGGAGGACGAGGAGAAAGCGACCCCCGAGGAGGACCTAGATCACTATTTAGAGATGCTGGAGACACGGCCAGAGGTTCGTGCCCTGCTAAAAAGCGTGGATGGAGCCAAACCGGAGGACGTGCGAGCCGTCATGGATTTTTTCACCGCCCTGCGTACCAGCAATGAATCCTGAGTGTTATATCCGCCGTCTAGCGTTCCCAAACCGCAGCGTGGAGGCTGCCGTCTTTCCCAACGACGATGGCACCTTCGACATTTACATCAACACCCTGTGCCCTCAGCCCGTGCAGGAGGCCGCTCTTCACCACGAGCTGGAGCACATCCGCCTGAATCATTTTTATTGCGATAAGGATATCCGTCAAAAGGAGCGGGAGGCCGACGGCTTGTGCCCCACCGGAGATGCCTCTGTCTGCCCTTTCCTTCTTTGA